GTGCCGAGCACGAAGGCCACCGGCTCCTTGGCGTCCATCTTGTCCTTGATGCGCCTGACCTCATCCGCCGGGTTGCACCACTGCGCATGCAGGCGCGCGTCGATGCGCACCTCGTCGGGCTTGTGCCCGGTGTATTGCAAGAGGCTCTTACGCCCTATCAGCCCCTGCTCGGCATACTCCGCGCCGTAGCGCATGGACAGTCCGTCGAGCCAGGTGATGATCTCCAGCTCCACGTCATTGAGCACCGCATAGAGGCTCATGTCGTCCCCTCCCAGCCGACGCGGCGGCGCTCGGCGTCATAGCGGCGCATCAGGCGCTCGAACTCGGCAAAGCTCATCTGCACCGCCTGCGTCACTTGCGCACGCGCGGCCTCGGGTGTAGCCGCGCCGGTGACCGTGATTTGTGGCGCGAAGGTGATGTGCATCGGCGCGCCCGGCGCTGCGCCCGCTTTGAGCGCACCGCGCGGCGACTCGACCGTGGGAAGCGCAGCAGGCTGGATCGACGGCAGCGCCACCGGCTCCACCGCTTGGCGGATGGTGCGCAGCGCATCGGAAGGCTGTGGCAGCGCCACCGGCTCCACCGCTTGGCGGATGGTGCGCAGCGCATCGGAAGGCTGTGGCAGCGCCACCGGCTCCACCGCTTGGCGGATGGTGCGCACGGCATCTGGCGTGGCCTGCATGACGGGTGCAGCCAGCGCGGGCGGCGCAAGCGCCATCGTCGCTGCACCAGCCATCGCAGCGGCGGCTTTTTGCACCTCGCCCAGGCTGGCACGCATTCCATGCGACAAACCCTCGCCCAGGAAGCCGCCCAGTTCGGCAAACACGCGCGATGGCGATCGGATGCCGAGCAGGTTTTTGAGGCCGTCGCGCACCGTCGCGCCCAAGTTCATGACCGCCTCTTTGGCCTCAGAGAGCCTGGACTTGATGCCATCGATCAGACCCTCGACGATCTGCTTGCCGATCCCGAGCATCTCGCTGGGCAGCGCGATGAGCTCGCCAGGCAGCGACAGCACGGTCTTGACCATCTCGGCGATATACAGGCCGACCTTTTCGCCGAGTCTCTTGGCCGCGCCGCCCGCATCGTCCATCGGCTTGATGAGGTCGCCCAGCCAGTCGACGACAGACTTGATCTTGTCGCCAAGCCAGCCGAAGGCGTCAATGATCGGTCGCAGCAGCGGCATAGCGGGCTCAAATGCGCGGCGGATGTCGTCGGCGACCATGCCGAGACCCTGCGACAGCCCGCTCCACAGCCCCTGGAAGAAGCCGGAAATCGGCCCCCAGAACTTGTAGACGAGCAGCGCGGCAGCGATGAGCGCGAGACCGATGGGGTTCGTCAGCACCGCCCACCCCAGCCACAGCACGGCGCGGCCTGCCAACAGCAGCGCCGCCTTGAGCGTGCTGCCCAGGGCGACTGCCGCCGCCTTGGCCTGCGCAACGATCATCCCTAGATGCCAGCCGAGCGCCTTCATCGGCGCACCTGAGTTGGCGATCTCGCGCGCGATGGTCAGGAACGCGCCGCCCGCTGCCAGCGCGCGGTTGATGCCCAGCCAGCGCGCCATCGTCATCAGCGGCCCGACGGACTTCATCGCCATGCCCGCCATCAGCGCCAGAGAGCCGCCGGCGAACACCAGCGCGCCGCCGAAAGCGAGCGTGACGCCGACCATTTTACCGATCAAGGGATAGCGGTCGAGCAGGCCGAAAAGCCACTCGGAGAAGTCGTTGAAAGCATCGAGCGCGCGCTTGAGCTCGGGCGCGATCAGCCCGCCGAACTTCGCCAGCACGTTCTCGAAGGTGCCCGAGGCCGCATTCCAGACGTTTTTCAGCGTCCTCAACTGTGCCTCGACCTTGGCATTTAGGCTGGCCTGTGCGGCCATCTGGTCAGCGATCTGCTGGTAGCCGACCAAGCCCTTCTCGATCATCGTCGCGGCCATCTGTGCATCCTGGCCGCCGCCGAAGATTTTCTGCAATAGATCGAAGCGCATCTGTGACGGCAGCGCCTTGAGCTTCTCGAGCTCTGTCACCAGTTGGCGCGGCCCTTTCAGCTTGCCGGTCTGTCGATCGATGATGTCGAGCGTGATGCCGTAGTGACGCAGTATTTCGCGCGCGTCGGTCATTTGCTTGCCTGTGTCATAGACCAGCTTTTGCAGGCCGGTGAGCACGGCGGCAAAGCCCGTGCCGACGGTCTCGCCGGAGAGCCCGGTGCGGATCAGCAGCGCGTAGAGCGGCGCGAGCTCGCGGCTCGCTTCCAGCCCCTGCACGCCCATCTCTTTCAGCTTGCCTCCGGCGCGCGCGAAGGCGTATTCCATATCGGTGGCCTGCACGCCCAGGTTGCGCGTGCGTGCAATCACGTCGAGGAAGGACATCATGTCCTTTTCTGCCACGCCAGAGGCCTCGGCGAGCCGCGCGGCAAAGCGCGCCGCCTCCTCGTAGGGCATCTTGAGCGCGACACCAAGATAGGCCGCAGACCTGCCTAGGCCGTCAAGGATAGCCTGGTCGGTCACGCCCATCTCCTTGAGCGCGCTCATCATGTTCTGGAAGTCTTTGGTCGTGCCCGGCAATTTGTTTCCGAGCTCGGTCGCCAGATCGCTCACCGCCTGGAAGGTGGGCGGCACCTGCCCGGCGGCGTCCATCATCACGGTCTTGAGCCGGGTGGCTGCGTCCTCGGCATCGGCGAAAGCGGTCACCGGCCCGCGCATCATGTCCATCATCGCGCGGCCCGCGATGCGTCCGGCCTCGCCCATGGCGATGAGCTTGGTCGACGTCTGCTGCAACACTTCGCCAAAGTGAGACAGCGGCCCGCTGGCGAGGTCTTTGAGCGTGAGCAGAATCGAGAGTTGCGCGGCGGGGCTCATCGTTCTATAGCCCTTCCGTGCAAAGCGTCTTGCTCATCTTGCTCATCGCCGCATGCGTGTGGCTGGCGTTCGCCGAGTCCATCGTCTCGGCGCTCGTCTTCTTCGTCTTTGGCCTCGTCGTCATCGGCGGGCTGTCCTTCATGCTGGAACTTGGCGGCGCGGTCGGCGGCTTCGTCGATCACTTCATTCGCCGCTTTGGTCGGCGCCGTTGATGCGGTTCCAGTAGGCCACCGCCTCGCGGCACCACTCGGCCAGCTCCGCGATCGGCATCGCCATCAGCTCGCCATGACCCCAGCCGGTCACATGGGCCAGGTGGATCAGTCCTGCCCGGTCGGGGAGAGGACGTTTCCCAGTCGCTTATTCACCTCGCCCACCGCGCGCATCACGTCGGCAAGCGGCCAGTCGAGGAAGTCTTCGTAGAGCACCGGCTTGTCGTCGACGCGCACCAGGCGCGCGGCGAGCGCCAGCGCCAGCTGGTTCGGATCGCCGCCGCTGATGCGCTGCGCCTCGATCAGGTCGCGCCCCGTGCCTTCGGCGAGCGTGAATTCAGGCTTCTTCATACATCACCCCCCCCGATGTTTGCGTTGTATGGTTTGAGCTTGTCCATCCTTCAGCCTCCCAGCACTTGGCGCGTGATCGCGGTGGCGGCCGTCTTGACCGCCTCGACGGTCAACTCCAGCCCGGCATCGCGCACGCGCGCCTTGATGCGGTTCCACAGGGTCTGATTGCGCAGCGCGGTCAGCAGCTCATGCCCGGCAAAGGTCAGCCGCTCGCCCCCAGCACAGCGGCTCGGCACCCAGCGCGCGCTGGCAGTGCGCGCGGATCAGTCCGGCTTCGCCCAGCAGCTCGATGTGGTACGACACCACCTGCCAGGCCCAGCCCGGCACATCGCCGGGCATGAGCCGCCCGTCCTGCTCGGGCAGGTCTTCCAGCGCCGTCAGGATGGCGCGCACGCATTCCCAATCGAGACGCATGTCAGCCCCCGATGTTGGCGCGATATTGCGCCAGCATATCCACGCCATCGGCCTTGTAGATGTTCCCCAGCACGTCGATCTCGGTCACGTCCCGGCCGTCGACGGTCAGCTTCATGTAGTAGGCCACGAATTCCGTCTCCAGCTCCACGTTCTCGTGCTGCTTGAAGGTGCCGCCCGGCAGGCTTTTGAAAACGACCGAGAGGATCGCCACGATGGGCGCTTCGCGGTTGACCGAGCCGCCCACCAGGATGGGCATGCTGCCGCGCACTTGCAGTTGCACGGCCTTGAACGGGTTGGCGACCTTCTTGAGCACATCGGCGTAGAAACTCGCCCACTTGATCTTGCCTTCCAGCTTTTCGAATCCCGCGAAGGCTTCGATGGTGCCGACCATGCCCAGCGCCTTGTGCTCGACCATCTTGGCCTTGACCTGTGGCAATTGCACCTCTTCGGCGCGACCCAGGAGCGATTGCCCGTCAAGGTAGATGTTGGCGTTGGTGATGCGATGGATTTCGATTTTCGCCATGGCTCACTCCTTATTGCTGGCCGCCCAGGCCGCGCAGCAGGTTGATGTCGATGAAGGATTCGAAGCTGATCCGCTCCGCCGGGGTCGGCGGCATGAAGGTCAAATCAAAGGTGAGATGCCCGGCGGCGATCTCGGTGGGCGGGTTCTTCGCCGGGTCGTAGGTGCAGCTTCCATCGATCAGCGCCCCGCGCCCGATTAGCGTGCGGATGAAGCCGTTGACGCTGCCGCGGATGTCATCGATCAGCGCATCGTTGATGGGCCGGTCGATGAATTGCAGCATGGCGTATTCGACCGACTCGTGCAGCACATCGGCGGTGCGCCGCACGTTGATGAAGTTCTTCGGGTGGCTCACGCTGGGCCACGCCGCCGACCGGTTGCCCCACACGCGGTAGCCGGTGCCGAAGCTGTTGAACACCGTCACGATGCCCGCCTCGTTGAGCGCGTTGGCCTCGCTGTTGGGGTCGTTGACGCGCGCGGTGATCGGCCGCTCGCTGCGGTTTGCGGCCGCACCGGGCATCGCTACACTCGCGCGGTGGCGCAGCAGATGGGCGCGG